TAGGGTTTTTTATTTTATGGGTTATATTACTAGAATTAGCATATATGTTGTTTATGCGAAAAATTGAGAAAGAAGAAAATGGCAAAAATTAGATTACTAGCATGGGGTGATTATTGCTGTTCAACTGGGTTTGGCACTGTTTTATCTAATATTATGCGTGAGCTTGAAGCTAGCGGTAAATATGAAATAGATGTAGTTGGAATTAATTATGATGGCGGTCCTTATGACACAGAAAGGTTTCCAGGCAAAGTTTACCCTGCTCTGTCCGGCATTAGAATGCAAGGAGCTTATGGCGATGTATTTGGTCGGCAAGTAGTTTTAGATTTACTTAGCAATAATGAATATGATGTGTTCTTTGCTTTGCAAGATACATTCATAGTTCAAGGATTTATTCCCCAGCTTAAAGATGCACTTAAAAACAATCCAGCCAATACGAAAATGGTATATTATTTTCCTATTGATGCCAGTCCTAAAAAAGATTGGATTGAAGATGTTGTTAATGTAATAGATTATCCAGTAGCTTATACAAACTATGCAAGGGAAGAATGTGCCAAATTTAATCCTGAACTTAAAGACATGCGTGTAATTTATCATGGAACTAATTTAAAAGATTTTTATCCTATTAAAGATTATGCAGTAAACAAGACATTTAAAGAATCATATTTTAATTATCAGGCAGACAATAAATTTTTAGTTACAAATGTAAACCGCAACCAATCAAGAAAAGATATAGCAAGAAACTTTGCAATCATGCGTGAACTTAAAAATAGAGGTCAAGATGACATATTATTTTATTTGCATATGTCGCACAATGATGTTGGCGGAAACCTACTTGTCATGGCAGATAACTATGGATTAAAACAAGGAACTGATTACATATTTCCTAACCCGAGCATCTTTAGTCCAGACAAAGGCTTGCCAATAGAAATCTTAAATGGGATATACAATGTTAGTGATGCAGTAATAACTACTACTCTTGGCGAAGGTTGGGGATTATCTATAACCGAAGCATTGGCAACTAAAACCCCAATGATTGGTCCAGACAATACTTCCCTTCATGAAATCCTTGCCAACAATCGTGGAATATTAGTGCCAAGTGGAAACAATCCTAGCATGTGGATAACTAAAGAATCAGACAATGAGCGAATCAGACCATTAATGGACGTTCAGTTAGCTGCTCAAGCAATCATAGACCTTAAGACCAAAAAGAAAGTACCTGACGTTGAATCCGCTTATAAATGGGTACAAGCATTAAATTGGTATGACATCACTAAACAATGGATGCAAGTAATTGATGAAGCGGCTGATGAAGCAATTAATCCTAAACTAAGCAGACAACAAAAGCGAGCATTAGAAAGGGAAAAAATAAAAAATGGCAATTTATAAATACAGTCATAACTGCGGAATAAATGATTTTTTACAATTCTTAAATGAAGACAAAGAATCAATGGTTCTTAAATGTTCAGGTTGCGGTCGTGGAGTAATAGCAAAGCAAGTCCGAGATAAATCAATTCACATATCACAAAAAGATGGAGTTCGTGGAATTATGAGGGCAGGAAATGACACAAATAACTGACACTAATTGGATAACCAAATTCAACTATGTATTAGCACCACCTGATTTTAGTTGGTTAGAAAATGAAGTAGACCAATTAAGTAGGCGAACACCAATAGCAAAAGTGTTTGGATTTCAAACAAGCGAAGAAGCATATGATATGTTAAACCTAAATGAACAGATTATTTTGGATTTAACTAGTGAAGGATATAACCAAACCGAAATAGCATACACATTGAACATTAGCCAGCCAACAGTATCAATTACTTATAGAAGAATTGCTTACAAATTGGCAGATACTAAACTAAGATTGGCATTAGATATAAGAAATCAAGCCAAAGAATGGACAGAATAACATGAACATAATAAGTACAAACGTTCGTTTTTTATACCACTTCCCTGCTCTATCGTTAAAAAAATTAAATAATTTAACAGGGGTAGAATTAAAAACAGGGGGCTTTTATGGCAGGGCAGGGGAGTAGCATTATAACAACCGATAAGAAAAAAGTTGGTCAGCCATTAAAGTTTAAATCTGTTAGTGAATTAGATATTAAAATCCGAGATTACTTTGACTTTTGCGACAATGCTTACAAGCAAGTTGTAGACAAAGAAACTGGAGAAGAAAAGCTAGTATCAGCACCAAAGCCATATACTATGAGTGGTCTTGCTTATGCTCTTGGTGTAGACAGAAGAACTATATTAAACTATTCAAAACGAGAAGAATACTTTCCCACGATTAAAAAAGCACGCACTAGAATTGAACAATCAGTGGAAGAAAGACTACTTAGTTCAACTGGAGTTGTAGCAGGACAGATATTTGCACTTAAACAAAACTTTGGTTGGGATGCAATAACTAATGAAGACCAAAGTAATAAAGCACATGTAACTGTGCAGATATTGGAAGGTTATGGAATCAAACCAGGAAACATCATCATTGATGCTACAGAAGTTGCAAGCCTTAAGAGAATCGCATCTGGCGAGTAATCACAAGGTAACATTCTATGGATATCAAGAAAGCATTAGTGATAGGATTATCGCTGCTGTACTTGCAAACATGGCTCTTACTTCTGAATCTGGTGAAGACATTATTAGTCAATTAGAACCACAAGAAATAACTGTTGAAATATCCAGACAAGCTGGCAAGACATCAGCAATAGTATTGACTGTTGAATTTATAATGATATGGTTTCCTATTATATTTGAACGACCAATTAGCATTGGAATCTTTGCTCCGCTTCAATCACAATTTAAGATTGACTTCGATAGGCTTAAGTCAGCACTTAGAAAGACTAGAAAAGATTTAATTGAAATAGTTAAAGAAGGTAAAGACCGAGCCAAAGAAGAAGAAAACGCTAGAACACTTGTTCTTGAAAATGGTGCAAGATGTTTAGTATATCCTGTATACCCTACTTCCAGTCCTGAAGGTGAAACCCTTGATTTAATTATTATAGAAGAATGTCAGGATATGACAGGACTTAGGGAACAAATACTAACACAAGGTATATTCCCTATGGGTGCAGCGACTAATGCACCAAGAGTGTTTATTGGTACTGCTGGAGTTCAAATGTGTTACTTTTATCATAAGATACAGGAAGCAAATGCTTTAGTGTTGGATTGTGATTTAGTTATTAAAGATAGGAGATTAGTTTATGAACAAACGAAAAACCCGCAACATTTGGTCTATGAACAATACGTTACAAGTGAAAGGAAGCGGATGGGTGAAGACCATGATGATTTCAAGCGACCATTCAAGCTTGTTTGGCTCTTGGAAATTGGTCAGTTTATTACAAAACCCCAATGGGATAGTTGTCGTATCAATCAAGCGTACATTTTTGGGGATACAACGCTTCCGCATTTCTTTGGTCTTGACACAGCAAAAGAAGCCGACCAAACAATCCTCAAAGTAGGTCGTGAAATGGATGGCAAACTAATTTGTGTATTTTCTATGGGAATGCGTGGAATTAACTACCAAGACCAATTCGACATAATATTATCTAAACTAAACAATTTCCATATTGCACAAGGTGCTATTGATTCAACGGGTCAAGGAGATTTCATGCCAGACTTATTTGAAAGGCATAGTGGATATAAAATAGAACGATTTAAGTTTACAGCACAGTCAAAAGATATTCTATATAAAGAATTCTATAATAGTATTGTTAATGATAAGTTTAGGTTCTTTCACGATAGTACAGAGCATAGCAATGAAGCAGACAGGGAAATGATGGCACTAGTTAAAGAATATAGACAAGGTGGCAATTTATTAAGCGTACACCACCCAGATGGTAAAGATGCACATGATGACCACCCAGACAGTTTTGCTTTAATGAATTTCGCATGGGTGCAGTATAATAAAGGTAGTGGAATGGCAGATTTCTATAAAGACAAACTCCGCAACGTACCAACATTAGTTCCTAAAGGAGAATTTAGATATGGCTTTAATTGATAGGTTTATCAAGCCGACAATAGATAAAAAAGTTCGTGAAGAAAACACGAAGCTAATTAAGACATTAGTTGAAAAAGGTGTTATTAAAGAAAATGACCCTAATATACTAGAACTGTACAAATCAGATGTAGGTGGATTTGGTGGTTATCCATACAATCCAGGAGTAGGAAAGCCAGCTGGTGGTGTTCAAAGATACCAGTTTGATTATAATCATCAAGGCAATCAGTTCAGACGCAAGCCAATGTCAAATATTAGCTTCCAGATACTTAGAGAATATTCAACAACTTATGAAGTAGCAAGAGCAGCGATTAATGCTAGGAAAAGGCAAATAACTAGTCTTGAATGGGAGATTGTACCTTTAGACCAATCAGGAGATAAAAGGGAATATAAGAACAATAAAATTAAAATGGCTAATGATATTCAATTAGTCAGCAAGTTCTTTGACAATATTGGTGGTCGTACAATGAGATTTAGAAAGTTCTTAGATATGATTATCGAAGACTTACTTGTATTAGATGCAGTAGCTTTAATGCGTGTTAAATCAAAAGGCGGTGATTTATTACAACTAACACCTATTGACGCAGCGACTATTAAGCTATTAGTTGATGACTTCGGTGATACACCTGAACCACCTAATACTGCATATTACCAAGTTATTCGTGGTGCATTAGTAGCTGAATTAACTACTGATGATTTAATATATGACTTTATGAACCCAAGAAGTTCCACACCTTATGGACTTGCACCTCTTGAAACATTAATAATTGTAGTATCATCAGCTCTGCGTGGAAACTTAGTTAATCTTAATTACCTTACAGACGGAAATGTACCTGAAGGCTTTTATACAATGCCAGAATCATGGAGCATGCAACAAATTAAAGAGTTTCAAGAAATATGGGATGCTTATATTGCTGGCGACCCACGAGCAAGTTCAAGACTTAGATTCATGCCACCTGGAACTTATACTCCAGCTAAAAAGGTTGAAGACATGCGATACGAGAAGTTTGCAGAATGGTTAATGCTTTGTACATGTGCATTGTTTGATGTTCAACCACAAGAACTTGGATTTACAGCACATCAATCAACTAAAGCAAATGCCAGCGAACAAAGTGATATACAGATAAAGCGTGGAACATTGCCACTTGCTAACTTTATTCGTGAAATGTTTAGAACAATTATTCAGCAAGATTTAGGATTTACTAATCTAGACTTTAGATTTAGAGGTATGGAAGACAGAGATGAACTTGCAGAAGCACAGGCTAGAACTGAAAGAATTACTAGTGGATATTCAACAGTTGATGAAGAACGTGCAGATGATGGACTAGACCCAATTGGAATAGACCAACCATTTGTATTACAGCAACCAACATTCTTAATTCCAGAGATGGAAGCAGAAATGGGTGGTTCATTAAACGCACCAACTCCGGGTCAAGCTGGAAATCCTGTAGCTGGCACTCAAGCATCAACAAATGGTGAACAGAATGTAAAAAATGAAACTACTACAGGTGCAAGAGCTGGAACACCTGCTAAAGCTGACGCAGTGGACAATTCAGCCACTAACAATCCACAAACTAGGGATGCTGGTAACAGTATGAATCAGAAGTCAGATAACCCCTTAGAACTTGCCAATGAGCTTCGCAAGTTTCAAACCTTTGCAATACAGAAAATGCGACAAGGCAAAGAATTAAGACCTTTTCAATCTAAACTTATAGATGATGACACATTGCTGAACCTAAACAAATCTATTATGGAAGCTAACGACGAAGCGGAAATTAAGAAATCCATCAATGAATATCGTGATGACATAAGATTAAGAGAATTAATAGCGGCTTATGAATTAAAAGACGCATTATCAAAGGTTCAAAGAAATGTCGAATTTGCTACAACTGAATAAAATAGATATAGCTATAGATAACTACATAAGAAAGTTATCACGCAAGAATGACCATTTAGACGAATTTAAAACGTTTAGAGAATATAAAGCATTTATTACACAGTTTAGAACTGCTATCAATAAACAAATGACCAATATATCTGAAGATTTCAAGAATACCAAAGATTCAAGGTTAACTGGTCCAGATGCTAAGATTTATGCAAAACACATATTACTACAGAAGTTTGTACCTCTTGCAACTTACATAGATAAAAACTTTATTACATCTTATTACAAGAATGTATATAACCATGCAGTTAAAGCTTCTTATAGAAGGGCTGGAGTTATTGCCAAAGCAAATGATTTTACATTTAACATAACCAACCAAAACATATTGAATAATTTATCCACCCAAGCAAATTATCTATTAAGCCAATCATCTTTAGACCAAACAACCCAAGACCAATTATATTTAATGATTTCTGATGGCATAGACAGCGGTTTGACCGCTTATGAAATTGCAGACACCATACAATTCAATATTGATGGTATAAGCTCTTACAGGGCAGATATGATAGCAAATACGGAAACAGCCAACGTTATGGGGAGTGCTAACTTAGATTGGATGCAACAGAATGATGTACAATATAAAGAGTGGGTTACTGCTGGAAGTAACACTTGTGATGAATGCCAAAGCAACGAAGATGAAGGTCAAGTGCCAGTCGATGAAAGCTTTGCATCGGGCGATGACAGTGAGCCAGCACATCCAAACTGTGAATGTTATGTAAACCCTGTACAAATTGATTTAACTGATATTCCAGACTCGGAATTATGGAGCGGAAACTAATATGCAAGAACCAAATATAATTAAACCTTACGAAAATGTTGCCGACATAAGAAAGGCTTTAAAACCATTAATTGAAAACATGGCTACTGAACAGAATCAAGACTTAATGAAATCAGTTAAGGGCGATATAGATACAATTGCTAAAGCTATTTATTTACTAGGCAAATCAATCGAAAGCAATAAACCTTCAGACAGAGTATATGCAGATATAGACTTTAGTAGTGTAGAAAAATCTATAGAAAGCTTGAAAGAAGCCACTATTGATAATGCAATCTCAATGGTTGATTTAAAAAAGTCAGAATTAAAAGTTGAAGGATTAGAATCACTTAGAATGGTAATGGCAAAAGCCTTACAAGGTATTACTAAGTTTGGCACAAACAAAACAGACCCAACAGATTACATGAATGTCAGACTTACAAATGGCAAAGATTTCTATAATGCAATATCACGTTCAATAGCATCAGGCATGGAAGGATATACTGCACCATTCGTTGGTACAGATGGAATTACACCAACAAGACCAACAGTATCAGGCGGAGCATTAAATGTTAATGCCACTGTTAATGCGTCAATTAGTCCTACTGCATCTGGCGTTCAAAATTGGGTATCTGTTCCCTTTCCAAATGTTCAAAGTGTATTTGTAACTAATCAAACATCTGGTGGTTCAGGTGGTGGTGGAGTAGTTACTTCTACATCTGGAACACTTAATGCACATATAGACAATTATCCAACAATTCAAACAGTTAGCCTTGCAGATTTTCAAGATGGCACAAGAGTTGATATTAAACCACTTGGAACACAAGTAGTAACAACAGATAATGGT